GAACCTTTCGAGAGAGAGGGCGTGCGCGAGGACGAAGGGCAGGCGGACAGAGAAGGGCTCGCCGAGTTCCTGTCGATCTGGCCGACGGCTGCGGTGGACGATCCTGAGAAGACGGCCGCCGCCTGGGCGGAGCTGTCTGAGGCCGACCGCCGCGAGGCGAAGGCGCGAGCGTCGGACTTCCTCGCCGAACTGAAGGCGGCCAAGCGCACCCACGTGCCCGGCGCGCCGAGCTACCTGCGCGGGCGGCGCTGGCGAGGGCTGACGCGGCCGGGCGTTCGCCGTGGGGCTGCGCCGTCCGCGACCTCGTCGACGGAATGCCCGGCCTGGTCGAAACCGTGGTGGGCGCTGCTGTTCCGCTTCATCGAGACCGGGCGTCCGGTCAAGATGCTCTTGGAGCGCGCAGCCGGTCGACAGGGTTGGTGGGCGAAGCCCGGCGACCTCGACCCTGCCGCGCTGGAGCGGTTCACCAGCTACCCCGCCGAAGGCGAGGCCATGGCGCGCTGGCGCCCGTGGTTCGAGGCGCGCGGCGCGCGCCTGCCGACGTGGAAGGCGGCCGAAAAGATGTGGGTGTTCCTGCCCTCGCACGACCCGCCTGGCTGGAGCGTGGCGGACGACGACGACCGGCTAACGGGGTGAGGCACGTGCAGAGCAAGACGATCGAACAGGCGTTGGTCTGGACCTATCGGCAGGAGCTTCCGAAGCTCTCGGCGTTCGACGGGGAGCCGGGCGGCCTCGCCAGCGCCTGGGGGGCGATGTCGCGCTTCAGCGAACTGATGGCGAAGGTCGACTTTTCGCCCGTGAACCAGTTCGGCGTGGTGGTCGACGTCTCGGCGCAGTCCGGCCCGCACCCTGACGCGATCGACATCGCCCATGCGGTGGCCGCGCTCGACGAGCTCGACCTCGTCCTGCCGGAGGACTGGGACCCGCTAACCGATCTCGGCGATCTCGGCCCGCTGCGGGCGGAGGCGGTCGGCCGCGGCCTCGCGTTGCTCTATCAGGCGGACAAGGATGGACGGCTGCGGCTGAAGACGCCGCCGTCCCGCCTGATCGCCAAGCATGCTCTGCTCGGGGGCGCGCCGGATTGGCGGGGCGAGCCGCCGGTGATCAAGGCCGTGATGGGGCAGCGTGGCCGACCGCGTTGGTTCCGTAAGATCACGATTGAGATTCCGGCCGGCGGGTTTCACGAAATCGAGGCGGACGGCTGGAACGAACGAAGGCACCGGCCGTATCCCAATGCCTACCGCAAGAGCTTCCTGGACCCGGACCCCGCGCCGGTCGTGGTGGCGCGCGGGGAATATGAGGTGTGGCGCGCGTCGCTCGACGTGCTGGTCGAGGATCTGTCGGGCGCGCTGTCGTCGATCACGCTGCGGGCGAGCGACGCGCCGGCGCAGCCATGGCTCGGCGACGGACGGGTCGCGCCGCGCATCCTGCGGGCGCTGACGCGGGCGCGCCCGGCTGCGAATCCACAGGATCTGCGCGGGCCACTGAAAAAGCGCTTAAGAGCCTCTTGACGTGCGGCTTAAGTTTGGTGCATGACTCGAAGCGTTCCAATAGATGGTCGACCCGCCCGGAGTTCCGCGGCGGGTTTTTTGTTGCCCGCGGAGGTCTGCGCCTTGGCTCGTGGCGGAATTCAGCTCGACATTTCGCCTGCCGACGGCGTGCTGCTGCGCTACGGCGCGCAGATGGCGGCGCTCGGCGACGGCAAGGCGCGCGTCGCGATGGCGCGGGCGCTGAACCATGAGGGGCGCCGGGTCTTCACGGCCGTGAAGCGCACGCTCAAGACGCAGACGAGCGCGCCCAGCCGCATCGTCGAGGGCCAGCTGAAGTATCGCCAGCCGTCGCAGGGCGGGACGGGGGCGCTGGAGGCGCGCATCGAGGCCACGGGCTCCGAGTTGCCGCTGAAGGAGTTCAAGCCTCGCCAGTTCAAGACGGGCGCGCGAGCCAAGGTGTGGGGACGGCTGCAGTCGTTTCCGGCCACGTTCATGGGGCCGCGGCCGGGAGTGGTGGCGGGCCGACTCGGCGGGCACGTGTTCGTGCGCGAAGGCAAGGCGCGGCTGCCGATCGGGATGGTGTTCGGCCCGTCGCTGCCGAAGGAGATCGTCAAGGACGCATCGGCTGAGGCCTTCCTGTCCGGCTTCGGCGGGCTGGCCGACCGGGTCGGCCACGAGCTCGGCCGGATGCTCCCGGGCTGACGTCCCCCTTCGGACGGTGCAGTCCGGAGGAACAGGTTTAGGGACCGTACCCCCGTCCTCCTGTCCGCGGGGTCGCCGCCCCCCGGGGGGCTTGCAGTTTACGTGTCTATAGAAAGCCTAAAGTCAGAGGCTTAAGAGGGGCTTGGCCTTAAGGTGACCGACCTGCTGGACCGCGACGACGTCTTGGCTAAAGGCCATTTCGCCGAGCGCATCGGCGTGTCGCCTGCCCGGGTTTCCCAGATGATCGCCGAGGGGAAGATCTTCGGTCCCGCGCTCGTCGGCGAGGGGCGGTCGGCCAAGATCAACGTTCGCGTGGCGATCGAGCAGCTGCGGGGCTCCGTGGACCCATCGCAGCAGCTCGGCATGAACGGCAAAGCCCGGCTGGATCTTCCGTCCGCGCCGGTCGAGCCTGCCGCCGAGGAGGCGGTCCCGACGCCGGAGGCCGTGCTCGGCAATTCGGTCGACGCGCAGTACCGGGCTGAAAAGCTGCGCGCAATCCAACTCGCGAACGAGCGAGCGGACGAGGCCGCTGCGGCGCGGCGCGGAATCTACGTCGCGAGCGCGGACGTCAAACGAGAGATGGGTCGGATCGCGTCGCGCATGCTGAGCGTGTTTGAGGGCTCGCTCGGCGAGCTCGCGACGACGCTCTCCGCTCACTTCAAGGTCCCGCAGCGCGACGTTCTGCATCTGCTGAAGGCCGAATTTCGAGGCGTCCGAGACCGCGCGGCGACGCAGGCGCGGGCCGAGGCGGCCGGACTTCCGAAACTTGTCGAAGACGCCAATGGCGGGGAGGGCTGACCAATGGGCGTGATGCTCGCCAACGCTGAAGTGCTGGCGCTCGAAGCGATCGCCGAAGCATGGACGCCGCCGCCGCCGGTCGATCACCTGGCCTGGGCGGAAAACAACGTCGTGTTCGGCCCGGAAAGCCCGCTCAAGGGCCCGTACAACCGTCAGATGTTTCCGTTCAACGACGAGATCCTGCGGGCGCTTGGCCCGGGCGATCCCTGCCGGACAGTGACGCTCGCCAAGTCCGCGCAGCTCGGCGGCACCGTGCTGGCGAACATCTTTCTCGCGTCGACGATGCTGACCGACCCGTGCCTGATCCTCTACGTGCATCCGACCGACGACAACGGTCGGCGCTGGTCGAAGACCAAGCTCGCGCCCATGATCCGGAGCACGCCCAGCCTGCGCGAGGCGATCCCGGAGCGGAGCCGCGACGGGTCGGACAGCGTCATGTACAAGGAGCGCGCGGACGGACGCGGAGCCCTGCAGATCTCGGGCGCCAATTCGCCGGCCTCGCTGTCGATGATCTCGGTTCCGGTCCAGGTGCAGGACGATCTCTCGAAGTGGGAGATGAACCCGGCCGGCGATCCTGAGGCGCAGGCGAACAGCCGGTCGCGCGCGTTCGAGTTCGCTAAGATCTTCAAGATCTCGACCCCGATGATCGAGCCGGGCTGCCGCATCACCAAGGCGTACAAGGCCGGCAGCCAGGAGCGGCCGTTCGTGCCGTGCCCGCACTGCGACGCGATGCAGGTCCTCGAGTGGGAAAACATGCTCTCCCATCTCGACGAGGATCATCCCGAGCGGGCGTGCTTCCACTGCGACGACTGCGGCGCCGAGATCGAGGAGCATCATCGGCCGAAGATGCTGGCCGGCCTCGAATGGCGAGCCCATAACCCGGCGGCGATGCGCGAGCACCGTTCGTTCTGGATCTGGTCGGCCTACTCGCCGCTGCAGAGCTGGGAACGGATCGCTCGCGAATGGCTCGCCGTGCGCGGTGATCCGGCCGCCGAGCAGACCTTCATGAACGACACGGTGGGCAAGGCCTACCAGTCGCTCGGCGAGGCGCCGGACTGGGAGAAGCTGCGCGACCGGGCCGCCGAGGGACGCTATGCCCGCGGGGAGATCCCGACAGGCGCGCTCGTGCTGACGATCGGGATCGACGTCCAGCAGGACCGCGTCGAGTGGCAGCTCGTCGGCTGGGGCCGGGACCACCGGCGATGGGTGATCGAATACGGCGTGATCCCCGGTTTCATCACCGAGCCCGTCTGCATGGCCGCGCTCAACGGCCTGCTCGTTCAGACCTGGCCGAACGCGGTCGGGCGGCGCTTGTCGGCAGACGTCGCGGCGATCGACGGCAACGCCTGGACCGAGGACGTCTTCCTCTGGGCGAAGACGCACCCGATGTCGCGGGTCATCATGGTGCGCGGCCGGCATGAGGAGAACCTGCCGATGCTCGCGGCGGTCCGCCGGGAGCGCAACCGCCAGGGCAAGGTTCTGAAATACGCCAAGCGGTTCTTCCACATGGGAACCGCGACTTACAAGATGGCGCTCTATCGCAACCTTCGGAAGATCGACGAGGCCGATCGCGGATATGTCGGGCTGCCGCGCGGTCTCGACGACGAATACTTCCGGATGCTCACGTCCGAACGCCGGACGGCGCAGAAACCGCGCAACGGGTTCACGGAATACCGGTGGGTCAAAGATCCCAAGCAGGCGAATGAGGGCCTCGACACGATGATCCAGGCGGAGGCTGCGGCCATCCGCTTCGGTGTCCGAGCCATGTTCGACGCCGGTTGGGACCGTCTGGAGGCGGAGCGCGAGACGGCGCCCACCGAT